AGCTACGAATGACGACGAATCTCGTTGCCGTCGAATACATCGGCACCAAGCCGGTAAAGAAAGACAATGTCGCGGAGACCGGCTTGAGTTGGACGCCCGGCCAGGTGCACTACCTGCCCGTGATCATTGCCACGAAGCTGCTCGCTCACCCCTCGATTTGGATCGACGGCACCGATACTGCGGAACAGGATCCCTCACGTGTCGGCATGGTTGTGGACAGCACCCCTGACGAGCCCAACACGTCTGTCGAAGACGACAGTACCGCGATCGATCTGCCGAACCTGCAGAACATGACCAAGCCTGATATTCAGGCCTATGCTCTGCGCGCATTCAATGTGACGCTTGAGCCGGCCATGAAGAAGGACGACATGATCCAGCAGGTCGTCAGCCTTCGAAATGCCGAAGACTCCCACGGCGCCAATAAGTAAATGGCAGCGCTTGGCGATTTCGACCGGTACGTGCTGCCGTTCGTGAATGGCGCGCCGGCGCCGGCCATCGAAGACGCTATCCGGGACGCGTGCATCGAGTTCTGCACGCGCGCGGGTGTCCTGCGCGCGACGTTAGACCCGATCACTCTCACGCCGGCTGTGCCTGAAATCGAGCTGGATGCGCCGGAGGCAGACACGCAGATCGTTGAAGTGACGGCAGCATGGCTCCCCGAGGGCCCAGTCGATCCGCTCACACGGCCGGAGCTTGACGCTCTTTACCCGCTCGGTTGGGCAAGCGCCTCCGTTGGAGCGACGCGCGAGGTGCGCGGCTTCTACAGCCGGCGGCCTGGATTGCTGTCACTGGTGCCGGCGCTGAACGCCAAGGCACCACGGGCACTGCGCCTCGAGGTCACGTACGCGCCGACCCGCGACGCGCAGGAGGTCCCTGACCTGCTGTACCAGCGATACGCCGAGACGATCGCTGCGGGCGCGCTCGCGCGCTTGCATCAGCACCCCGGCGCGGAGTACGCCGATGTCTCTCGCGTGTCGGCGTACAGCGCTCGTTTCAACGACGACATCAACCGCATGGCCGACGACGCCCCGCGCGGCTTCGGTCGCAAGCAGCTTCGTACGGCGCCCGAAATCATATGAAAGCCAGCGACATCATTACGCGGGCACGCGACATCATCCAGGACGCAGGCGGCCATTACTGGACCGCCGACGAGCTCATGCGCTGGCTGGCCGATGCGCGGGCTGATGCGTACAAGCTGCGACCCGATCTGTACGAGGTCACCGAAGACCTGCCGCTGGTAGCCGGCGCCAGGCAAAAGCTGCCAAATGGCTCACGCTGGCTGTTCGAGGTGGTGAATAACGTGTCCGCTCCGCGTCGCCGCAGCGTGACCGTAGCCGACGGCAAGGTGCTGGATCGCCATCGGCCCTCATGGCGTGGGCAGCCTGGCGTCGCCGAGATCCGGCACTACCTGTACGACGACCGCAGCCCGTCGCAGTTTGAGGTTTACCCGCCCGCGCGCGACGGCGTGGTCGTGGCCGTCAGCTACGCCAAGCCGCCCGCAGCGACGATCGCGGCGGACGATGAATTGGTTCCTGAGGGCGAGCATGGTGCGTCGCTCACCGACTTTGTGCTGTACCGGTCCTTCCTGAAAGAGGCCGATACGGTACCGGCGTTCTTCGCTCGCGCCACCAACCACCTGACGCTCTTTCAGGGCGCAATGACAGGCGCAATTCAAACCAAGCTCGCCACGAGCCCGAACGCGAAGGCCTAAGCATGGCATCCGAGAAAATTAAGCTGGTGCAGGGCGACACCCGACCGCAACTCATCCTGTCGGTGACAGACCAGATCAGCAAGCGCCCCGTGGACCTGTCGGCTGCCGGCACGCAGGTGCGACTGCTTTTCCGTGAGGTCGGTGCGGAGGATCTCAAAGCGACGATGAATTGCTATCCGATCGTCGGCTACCTCAATCCGGAAACGCGCGAGGTCGAAACCCAGTCGCCCTACAACGTGCCTGGCCGCGGCGGACGTGTCGTGATGGGCTGGCTGCCGGACGCGCTGGACACTGCCGGCGAGTTTGAAGGCGAGGTCGAAACGACGTTTCCCGACGGCACCGTGCAGACGGTGTACGAAACGGTTCGCTTCACTGTGCGTGAGCAGTTCCGTGGCGGCTGATCGCCCAGGCGTCGAAGCCGAGGTCTGGTCGGTCGAGGCGGAGGTGGTAGCTCCCGCGCTCGATCTGCGCGGAACCGAGGTCTTCGCGTTGGCTCTCGAATGGGTTGCTGCACGCGTAACGGCGCAGCTTGACCCGCTCGGCCTAAACCCGGTGATCATAGATCTAGCCGAGGCGTTGGACGCCTTGCGCATGAAGTATCGATTTTCGGACGCAGCGGAAGCGGCTGACGCGCGAACGACGCGCGTGAGAGCAGCGCTGGCGAGCATAGCCAGGGCGGACGATTCGACCAAACTGATTACCCGCTCCCGATTTGCCGATAGCGTGCCGGCGGCGGACGCCGTGCAATTGATTGCAAAACAGGTTTTGGCGTCACCCTCGATTGCCGTCGATGCTTTCGCTGTGAAGATCATGCGGGCCGTCGTAAGTGAGGCAGAGGCGCTGGACGCACTTGCGACTCGCGCTCGAACAGCGATTCAGTCGGCAATCCGCGCAGCTGACGTTGGCCGGCTCGTGAAATATGACTACGTGGCCGATGGCTACGTGACACGCGGCTACGTCGCCGCGACGACAACATTCTAGGAAACTGCCCATGACTCCCACTCATTCCGATGCGATGTCGGACGGCGCACTGCCGTCTGGACAGTTGCGCATCACGATCCGCCGCGCCAATGGCACGACCGAACGCCATCTGGTCAAGAACCGGATTCTCACTGCTGGTCGCGCATTTATCGCCGAGCGGATGATTGGCACGCCAGCCGTCGTGTCGCACATGGGCGTGGGCACGGGCACGACGGCCGTCGCCGACGGCGACACTGCGCTTCGCACGCAGCTGGGCGCGCGTGTCGCCGTCACGGCCGCTGTCAACGGCAACGTGGTGACCTATACCGCCGAGTTGCCGCCCGGCACCGCCACTGGCGCGCTCACCGAGGCAGGCCTGTTCACGTCGGCCACGGCAGGCCGCATGACATGCCGATCCGTTTTCGGCGTGAAGACCAAAGACCCGGGCGATCACATCACGATCAACTGGGACAACATCATCAATCCGCCTGCGTAAGACATGCCGATTCCACTGATTCTTCGCGCACAGAAAGGCGCTGCGCTTACCTTCGATGAGGTCGATGGCAACTTCGTCGCGATCGCCGAGGTGGCCGATGCTGCAAAGGATGCGGCCGCGGCGATTCAGGACGGCAAGGGCCGGCCGAACGGGTACGCCGAACTTGACGCCTCCGGTAGCTTGGCGCAGCGCTCGAAAGTGGCGGCTGACACTGATGCGCTGGCCATTCGTGACGCGGGGGGCGCGGGCGCTGCAAAGTCGGCGACGATGGTAGCCTCGAGAGTGGGGACCATCACAGGTTCCATCGTCATCAAGACCGGTGTGTGGCAAGACGACGCGGATGCCACCTGCCATGTGCGCGCCAACGTGAACGGTAACGCCGCAGTGCTTAACAAGCTGCTGGACGTCACGCTGCAGTTCCGGAACTACTCGACGGCGAACGGGACGCGTTCCTTGGCTTACGTCAACAACGGCGGGCTTCCGCTGGTCGTCTTCGGCGCCAAGCACGCCGACGGCTATTGGTGCTGGATTCTCAGCCCGATAAGTGGCCAAGCTTGGACGTCCGTGGCAGTAGTTGAACTGGTCGCCACTCTCGTACGCAGTGGCAACGCCGCTCAGTTGACGGATAACAGTGCGAAAGCATGGTCCATTCTGTTTCCCACAGCATCCGAATTGGCGACGTATACAAACGTCGCGCCGGCTGTCGAGGATGCATGGGCTCTGACGCCGACCGACATCAACGTTGCTGGCGGTGTTGCAGGCCTTAACCCCGCGCTTCGCCTCAATTACGCCAGCGAGATTTTGGCGACCGCAATGGCCGGCAACCACGGCCGAACGTTTGTCGCACCAGCGGCGCTGCATAGCAATTCATCTGCAACGATCACCGGGTGTTTCGTCATCAAGCTGTCGAACGTCACCGCGATGCACACGGTGCGCGCCCGCGCCTTCAACTACGGTGCCGTGGCAACGCGGGGGGTGAGCGAGTTTACGGCGAGTCTTTACCACACGAACGGTCAGGCAAGCGGAAGTTGGGCGACGCTGTACCAAAGCCAGTACGGCACGTTACCGATCCCGATCTCGATGGCGAACGAAACCTCGACCGGCCGTCGTTGCGTCATTGTGGGCACACCCACAACGCCCTGGAATTTCCCTGCACTCAATGTGCTCGATTCGACCAGCCATCGCAGCACGATCGCTCAGGCCAACGGCGGCGAGTCAGTCGACGTCGAGTGGGCCACGAACCTCGACGCGTACAACAGCATTGTCGACGTCCCCGACACGGGGCCCAACAGCGGCAAGTTCACCATTGACGGATTTCTTGCGAATGGGGTCGATGCAAACACGCTTACAAAGCCGGGTGCGAATTACGGGATCAGTCGGAATGACACCGGCGCGACGCTGCTGAACTGGCCATTCGCGGGCGCTGGAGCGATCGAGGTGTTCCCGTGGGCGACCCAGGGGTACGTCGCACAGTTGGGCTTGAGCTACAGCGGCGGCGGCCGCCTTGGACTGCGCTTTCAGACCAATGCCACGACATTCAGCGATTGGCAGGAATTTGCGCGTCTGCAGTCAGTAGGCGGTACTTTGCCGCTCGCATCGATTCCTCAGCTGCCTTTGGCGCGTGTCACGGGTGCCGCGCCGCTTGCCAGTCCAGTGTTTACGGGATCGGCGAACGTGGGGCCAGACGTAAACCAACGCGCTACGGTGGGGCCTGGCCACGTCGATCTCAAAAGTTCCGTTCATGGCGGGTTTGTCGACATGGCCACCGCTGACGCTACCGACTTCGACTGGCGCATCAAGAATGATTCGTCCGGTACGACGCTGGGAACGCTCGGCCTTTACAGCCGCTCGGGCGGTTATGTGCTGATCAACCCGGACGGAAACATCTATTCGACCCGCCTCGGCGCCATGGTGCCGGGGCTTGGCTTCTACGTGGCTGATGCGATCAGCGCGTTGAACTCCACGCTGAATTCGGTGAAAGCTCGTACCGATGGTGGTAACGGTCTCGTTCACACGCTGACCGGCAATACCATCGATCAATACTGGAACGGCACTGGCGTCGTAGTTCGGATCGACGGGAACGCGAACACCGATCGCCGATTCTGGGACACCACCGCGCTGCCGAACCCGGCAACCACGGCAATCACCAATGACCTCCAAGCTCAAGTCACGGCACGTGTGATCCGAGACGGGGCCGATTATATGGGGTTCTTCGGCAACAACCCGTTGCGACCCTACATGCGCCAAAGCTCTTCGGGCAACTACATCGAGATTCCGGTGTCATCGGGCGTACAGCGTGTCGCACATGGCGGGTCGTACGTGGAAATCCTCGCCTCTGATGGCGTGGCGCGCGGCGTTTCCTACAACGTCTCGGATCGAAACAAGAAGAAGAACATCAAGCCGTCGACGGCCAGCGCGCTCGGCGTGATTGACCTCTTTCGGTTTTTCTCGTTCTTTTACCGCGCGGACTCGGGCATGGATCCGACGCTCGAGTATTCGATCGGTGCGATGGCGCAGGACATGGAAGCGATCGACTCCACGTTCGTGCAGACGCTTTCGGACGGGACGAAGATGCCCGTGACGATGCCGCTGCTCATGCTGGCCTTGAAGGCCAATCAAGAATTGAATGAAAAACTGCGCTTGCTGACTCAGCGCGTTGAAGAACTGGAGCGCCAGAATGGCTGACCTATCGAAAGTAGTGCTGAATTTCGCGAAAGCGGACAACGTCGTCCAATTCGACAACGCCGAGTTGACCGTGCTCGTGGAGACGCCCGCGCCGTTTCCCGGCTTACCGCCGATCATCAACTCGGCGAGCATGCGGACGAACTCGTTGGATGATCCCACGCTTGTGGCTATTCTTGGCCAGGCGAACGTCGCACTGGTGGCGAAAGTGGGCGAATTGGAAAAGGAAGCGGCTCGACTGCGTGACGAAGCGGCCTCAAATTCTGACGCTCACACGACCGCAGTGACGGAACTCAAAGCTGCGCATGCGGCGAAATTGGCAGAGCAGCAGAGTCTTTTCGACAAGACGGTCTCGCGCCTGAGCACTGACCTGGCGG